GGCAAGGTCAAGTTGGCCTGGAGCAACAACCCCATCCATCGTCACGGCGCGACCGATCACTTCCTCTCGATGCTGGTGGATCGGGGCATGCCGGCTTACCAAATCGACCCAAATGCGGTAGAATTGATAGCCGCCCTCGATGGCGCGTTCATGTGGAAGAAGTACAAAGACGGGCGCCCGTCCACCGAAGTCGAGAAGAACGACGCCTCGCACGTGGGCGAAGCGAACAACTACGGCGATATGTGGTTTGAAAGAGGCGGCCGCCGCAAGGCAGAACAGAAGGAACGCGGGTCGTTTGTTCAGCCCGCGCCGCAACCCTCACCGTACAATTCACCGAGGTAAGTACCATGACACTCGACACTCAACCGCCGGTCATCGACGAAGTCAAACTCGACGCACTCGGCACGGCTCTCTTCCGCTCTTGGGGGATCTACGTTACCGACCGCAAGATGATCGAGGAGCGCTGGCTCCGCAACCTGCGGCAAGTGAGGAAGATTTACGACCCGGAGATCCTCTCCATGATTCCGTCGGATCGCTCGAAGGCGTATCCTGGCGTGACACAGTGGATGGTCCGCGGCACGATTGCCCGCCTGATGCAGATGCTGTGGCCGGCCACCGAGAAGAACTATGGCATCAAGCCGTCGCCGTTGCCCGACCTGTCACAGGATCAGTTGCAGCAAGTGCTCGATGGCCTCGTGGCGCAGAAGGCGCAGGCGCAGCAGATCGACCCGTCGCAGGTGCGCCTGGACGATGTGGAGATCGAGAAGGCCATCACCGAATTCGCTTCCGGCAAAGCCGAGCGCATGGAGATCAAGATTCAGGACGATCTCGAAGAGATGGAGTTCATCACGCTCGCGCGCAAGGTTGTGAAGTCCGCGGTGACCTACAACTGCGGCGTCGCGGTTGGCCCGCTGCACGAAAAAGTGTCGGCGCGGAAGTGGCAGCAGAATCCGTACACCGGGAAGTACGAAGCGGTGACGCTCGACAAGTTCAAGCCACTGTTCGAGTACCTTTCGCCGTGGGATCACTACGTGGACATGACGGCCGTCTCCGTGGACAAGCAGGACGGCACGTTCGACCGCCACATCATGATACGCTCCGAAGTGGAAGCGCTCGCGCAGCGAGAGGACTTCTTGTCTGAGCGCGTGATGAAGTATCTCACAGATCACCCCGCCGGCAACTACAAGGCGCAGTGGTGGGAGAGCGTCATCAAGGGCGAACCGAAATCGGCTACTGCCCCGGTCGCCACGAAAGAGTCCCGCAAGTTCGAGGCCCTGTCGTACTGGGGCGCGATCAGCGGGCATGATCTGAAGGCTGCCGGCGTTGACATTCCTGACGACAAGGTGGGCAGCACGTTCCACGCGAACGCTTGGATGCTGGACAACATCGTGATCAAGCTGAAGCTGGCCCCGTTCGGCAGCACGATCAAGCACCACCACTACTTCATCTTCGAGGATGACGATCTTTCGATCCTCGGCAACGGCCAGTGCGACACGCTGCGGGACTCGCAGTTATCCATCTGCGAGACGGCTCGTGCGGCGCTCGACAACATGAGCGTCATCGGCCCGATGGTGGAAGTGAACATGGATCTGCTCACACCGGGGCAGGACACCGTGATCAAGAAGCACAAGACGTGGTACCGGGAAGGCGAGGGCCAAGCGGCCAGCCTCCCCGCCGTGCGCAACATCAACGTCGAGAGCCACCTGCCGGAACTGCAGTCGCTGCTCGGCATGTTCATGGGGTTCGCCGAGAAAGAGTCCGGTCTGCCCGCGCCGTCAGTGGGCGATGTCTCCGGCGGCGGCAGCGAGGCGCTACGCACGTCCAAGAACGCCAGCATGTTCCTGGGCGCAGCGGCGCTCCCGATCCGCGACACCGTGCGGAACTACGACTCGTTCACGATCTCGGTCATCTCCGCGCTCGTCGCGTGGAACCAGAAGTACGATCCGAATCCGTCCCGCGACGGCGATCACAACGTCATCGCGCGCGGGTCCACGAGCCTGATCGCCAAGGAAGTGCTATCCACCAACCTCAACGAGTTCCGGGCCAGCATCACGCCGGACGAGATGCCTCACCTGAAGACCCGCGCTATGTTGAAGGCGCGCATGAAGGTGAACGATCTCCCCGTGGACGAGTTGATGGAAGATGAAGACGTGGCCAACCAGAACATCGACCGCGTGCAGCAGGCGCAAGAACAGCAAGTCCAGCATCAGGCTGAGTTGGTGCAGGCGCAAGTTGAAGAGGCGCTGGCCAACGCGTTCATGCGCGCGGCTCAGGCGCGTAAGGCCGACAGTTCCATCGGCGTGGACGTGTTCGAGGCGATCATCAAAGGCTTGGAAGCCGGACAAAAAGCGCGCGCAGACGAATCCCGCAACGTGGCCGAGCACGTGAAAGCCGGCGCGGCGTTGATCGCTGCTAACAAACCGACAGGAGCCAAAGCGAAATGATCAGCAAAGAGGAGAGGTACAACACGGAAGTGGCGGTGCATGCGAGTCGCCACGAGCCGGGACTAGGAGCGCTGCGCGACTGGCTGTACATGCGCCGCGACGAAATTAATACCAACTGGCCCAACACTGTGGGCGACGAACTGTCCACGTTGCAGGGCGAAGCAAAATTGGTGACGCGCCTGATCAAGTTGATCGAGCACGGACCTGCTATAAAGGCGACAAAAACATGAGCGCCGGCATTTACGAAATCCTGAACACGACCAGTGGCAAACGATACATTGGTTCGGCTTCCAATTTGAAAAAACGATGGCGTGACCACAGTCGGGAGTTGAATCGTGGCATGCACTACAGCATTTTACTTCAGCGCGCGTGGAACAAGTACGGCGGGGCGGCATTCAAGTTCCTGCCGATCTTGACCTGCGCCAAGAGCATGCTGCTGTTCTACGAGCAGCAACTACTGGACAAGGCGAGGCCAGAGTACAACATCAATCCGACCGCCGGATCTAGAGTGGGGGCGAGACACTCGCCTGAAACACGGGCCAAAATATCCGCGGCTTTAGTTGGCAGAAAATTGTCTGCTGAACATTGTGCTAGTTTGTCTATCGCGCATTTGGCTAATCCGGGTAGAGGAACTCTCGGATGGAAGCACACCCCGGAAACCATAGCAAAAATGTCTGCAGCACTTAACTTGAGGAGAGCGTCATGACCACCGAAGCACCCATTGTAGCACCTGTAGAGGACGCCTTCGATGCAGCGTTCGCCGAAGTGGCGGCGGCGGCAGAGAGGGCAGCAGAGACGCCGGCGGCACCTGTAGTGGAAGTGCCTGTTGTCGCGGCTCCCGCGGCTGCGCCGGTTGTTGCACCGGCAGAAGTGCCTGCACCCGTAGAAGCACCGGCCCCGGCAGCAGCGACCGCTCCGGCACCTGCGGCGGCTGCACCTGTACCCGCCCCGGCGCCCACCGTTGCAGCGCCGGCACCCGTGGCCGCGCCTGCACCCGTGGAAGAGACGACCGAGGCCAAAGCGGCCCGTGAGGCGTTCGAGGAAACCATCAAGCCGTACCAGCCGAGCGACGCCGAGAAGGCCGCCCTGGCACAGTTTGCCAAGGATTTCCCGAACGAGTACGCTGCAGTCGAGGCCCGCCTGAAGTCGGTGGACCGCGACATCAACTCGCGCGTGCATGAAGCTGTCAAAGCCATTGTCGGGCACATGGACCCGCGCTTGTCGTCGGTGGAAGCCACGACGATTCACGAGTCGGCTGAACGACACTTCGCTGCGCTGCACACGGCGCACCCGGACTATGACACGGTGATCGCCGCCGTACCCGCCTGGATCAAGACTCAGCCGGCGTATCTCCAGCCGGCCATGCAGCAGGTCTATGACCAGGGCACCACGGCCGATGTGTCCTCCCTCGTGGCGGACTATAAGAAGTCGGCTGGCATCACGGTAGCGGCGCCCGCGCCGGCTCCGGTGCCCGCCCCCAAGCCGGCGGCAGATGCAGCGAACCTCGCGCCGGTAACGACGCGTCGCAGCGCCGCCGCGCCGACCAAGGGCACGCCGGACCCCAACGACTTCGAGGGGGCCTGGGCCGAGTTGTCATCGGCACAGAAATAGGAGAGTTGCGTGATGCGGCGGGGTTGGGTTATACTGTAAGTATGCAGTTCCCAACACCGTCGCACCCACAATTTGGAGTTCCCCAATGAGCGTCCTGTCCCGTCTCGCCGTCGCCGCATCCATCCTCGACTTTGAAGCCAAGCGGTTCTTCCGCGAACTGCTTCTCGTCAACACCGTTACGGCCGCCGGCTCGTCCGCGACCGACGCGGCCCCGCTGTCCGCCCGCAAAAACGTGGTGCTCAGCGCGAACGACGCCAAGGGCGTCATCCTGCCGAGATCCGAACTCGACATGGAAGTGGTAGTCGTCAACACCGTTTCCAACAAGATTCTGCTGGTTTACCCGAACACGGGCGAGCAGATCAACGCGCTGACCGCCACTACGGGCTACTTCTCGGTGCCTGCAGGCGCGTCCGCCACGTTCTACTGCGACTCCATCGGCCACTGGTATGTAGCGGTTGCGACAGCCCTCTCCGGCGTCACGACTACATCCTCGTCCGCCGAATTGAACATCCTCACGGGTGCCACAGTCACCGCCGCCGAACTGAACACGGCCGCCGATCAGTCGGCGCAGACCGAGCTACTGGTCGCCGACGGCGCAGTGTCCGTCACGAAGCGGATCACGAAGATCGAAGACACCGGCACGGGATCGTACACCCTGGCCGCCCCGAACGCTGCGCTCCTCGGCATGGTCAAGCTGATCGAGATGACCGCCGACAACGGCGACATCACCCTCGCCCTGACCAACGTGGATGGCGCGGCCGGCAACACAACGGCGACATTTAACACCGTGGGCCAGCACGTCGCCCTCGTGGCCGGCGTGTCGAAGTGGCTCTACCTGAACGGAACTGCCTCGCTGTCATAAACCCCGACAGTGTGGTATAGTATCTGAATAAGCATCACGTTGTGTTCGGCCCCAAAGGTGGGCTGGCTACGGCAAAGAAACGAGAAACACGTAACCAACCTCACAAGGAACTGACATGACCCAAGTCCAAGTTTACGGCGACATCACCCCGCGTACCGCGGCGTATGCCGTCTTCCCCTTGCTGGTTCGCGGTCACGAAGACATGATTCTGGAGCGCCTCGGCGCGACCTTCGTCATCCCCGACAACAAGACCAAAGTCGCCAAATGGCGGCGTTATGAAATCCTGCCGCTCGCCACGACACCCCTCGTCGAGGGCGTGACGCCGACCGGCACGAAGCCGACGATCACCGACGTGACCGCCACCCTGGTGCAGTATGGAGACTTCATTCCGTTCTCCGACTTCATCATGGACACGCACGAAGACCCGCTGCTCAAAGAGTACAGCGCGTTGTGCATGCAGCAGTGGACGGAAACCATCGAAACGATTCGCTACAACGTCGTCAAGGCCGGCAGCAACGTCGGCTTCGCCAACGGCGCGGCTCGTACCGATGTCAACACCCCCATCTCCCTGGCCGCGCAGCGCAAAGCCACACGCGCGCTGAAGCGCCAACGGGGCAAGCACATCACGTCCATCGTGTCCTCGAACGGCAACTTCCGTACCGAGCCAATCGAAGCGGCGTTCATCGCCATTTGCCACTCGGACGTGGAGAACGACATCCGCAATATGCAGGGGTTCATCCCGACCAAGCAGTATGGCTCGGGCCAAACCTCTTGGCCGAATGAAATCGGCGCGGTCGAAGACGTTCGCTACATGCGCTCGACGTTGTTCACGTCGTTCCTTGGCGGCGGCGCTGCCTCGAC